GTTCCACAATCATATCTCTTTCAAACTCCGCAAAAGAAAACATAATATTAATCATAAACTTCCCGAGTGGCGTGTTATCAGCAATTCCCATATTGAGAATATTAACCGTAACGCCCCTTTCGACAAGCTCCTGAACCAGTTTAGCACCATCGGAAGTGGTACGCGCAAAACGGTCAAGCTTACAGACAATAAGGGTATCCCCTGCCTCCAGTTTGTTTATCAATGCAGTAAATTTAGGGCGCTTAGTCTTTGTGCCTGTATAGCACTCTTCTATAATTTCTTCTGCCCCAGCTGCAATGAGTTTTTCCCTTTGTGCTTCAAGGCTATTTCCATAAATCTGTTTTCTGGAAGAAACACGCCCATATCCGTATTTCATTTTTGTTCATCCTCCAATGTAATAAGAAATTGACCGTCCGGCCTTCTGCCGGGCTTTTTCTTTTGTATAACAATTTCATATCCAAGAGAATTCATAATCTTTGACAAGGTAGATAATTTTATATCACTTCTTCTTAATGTCTCCGCTACGTTTGTCTGACCCCTTGCTCCAATCATGGCGGCTAATTGATATTGCTTAACTCCGTTTTCTGCCATTAAATTTTTAATTAAATCTTTCCAAAACATGACTATGCCTCCTTTGCTGTTTTTATAATATCAATTTATTATGATTTTGTCAATGCCTTTTTTATTTTTTCGGAATTTGGAGGACTAATTTAATACTATTTAAATGCGAAATATCCCCCACCGCACCCCACTAACAGCGGAACTGTAACAAAACTCAAAAGATTTGTTACAGCCTAAAACGCAATAAATTTTTATCATATTTTTTTGATTTACCTATTGACAAAATCAAAAAACATTGATATTATTTAATTGCAACCAAAAAGCGCCGCACGCAGCGGCACAATTTGAAAGGAGATATATCATGTCAAACATTAAATTAAGCGGGATCAAAGAGGCGGTAAAGGAGTACAACGACTGGACACACGGCTATGCAGAGATATGGATAGACTGTGAGACAGGAGAGGTAAACACATCAATAGAGGTCGGGTATAACACGTGGCTTGTGTTTGAGTACGAGGCCGTATACTCCATCGTAAAAAAATGCCGTATATGGGACGCGCAAAAAACCACCTTTGCGGAGGTCAAAGACAAATGCGACGCAATATTGACGGCATACCAAAAAAAATAAGCCGCCCGCTAATCACCACAAAAAGCAGACGGCACGCCCGCAGAACAACCTATCAAAATCATTCGGGGCAATCTCATTATAGCAGATTGCCCCGCGAAAAGAAAGAGGTAAAACTATAATGAGTAAAACCGCGCTGAAAAACTGCATCAAACTATCATCCAAGGTTACAGTTTACGTACCAGCTACAAACAACGTAAACGAGCCAATTGACAATGCCAAATATGTTGACGAGGCAGCGGCCCTGTTGTCACAATGCTTTGGCGGCGCTACATCTACGCCCGCCCTAGGCTACTGGTTGTCGCCCTCTAAAGGATTGACAAAAGAGGCGACAACAATTGTATTTGCATACGCGCGCGAGGAGGACTTAACAGAGCACATAGACGATGTTGTTACATACTGTGACGAGCTTAAACAACGGCTTTCGCAGGATTCCGTCGCCGTGGAGGTTAACGGCAATATGTATTTTGTGTAAGGAGGCGATGCGCCGAGTGCATATACTTTTTATATTGCTTGCTCCGATTGGCATACTGTTAGCAGCAAGCAGACACTACAAATAAAAAAGAAAAGGCTTCCCTGTTCTGGGAGGTCTTTTCTTTTGCTCAAAATTGACCTGTAAGTCCTTGTTTACTTGATAAAGCAAAGATTACCATTGTCTCTATTCGCGCGCTTACAAACAAAATAGGGATTAAATAGACGGGGTTTCACCATGTAGCGGAACCCCGTCTATGTTTTAGTCCATTTCTTCCGGCAAGCTCTCGTACTTTTGTTCTATAATTTCTGCATCTGGTACTTCTCCCAATGGGTTATTGGGTGTTACAACAATATCTTGCTGGTCTTTCAGGCCGTCGTAGTTCTTCTGCCAAAATATTAAAGTGACCGGATTCACCTTGCCATGACTGCCTAAAAGTTCGCGATAAGTTGCTAAAGCTTCCTTTGCCTTTTTGATGATGTCAATAGTCGCAGGAGGTATTATCTTACAACGTCCACAAATAGCGTTGCTTACCTCTTGCCTAGAAAGTCCTAAAACTGCATACAAAGCTAAATTGCCGGGTCTTAACCCTGTATCTATACAATATTGGAAATAGTTGTCTATTGCTTCCTTTACTTCTTCAGGATTCTTTAAATTAACTTTTGGACTGTTAAAGACATTTTTAGCACATTGGCAGAATAATGCGTTTTCTTCGTCTGATGTAGGTTTTAATCCATTCTCTCCTATTACGGGACTATTACGATTTATAGCCTTTTTCTTTGCTACCTGAATAGCTGCGTCGTTATTTGAATCCGCTTCAATAGTCGTAGGCTTCTTAGGTCTACCTCTCTTATCCATTTTTACTTTTCCTTTCTTTATAGTCGTTAGTAAGGCCAAGCAGCCAGTCTGAGGAAATATTAAGGACTTTACATAGTCGTGCAAGATTAGGAGTGCTTGGCATGAATGTACCATCTATGTAATTGTTTATTACTGCTGGCCTTACTTTTAATTTTCTTGCGAGTTCGGCGTGCGATAGCTCTTTCTCTTTGATGACTTTTTCTAAGCGCTCGCCAAATCCGTAGATGCACATATGCTATCCTCCATCCCAATAACTATTCTAACGGTCACTACTTTCGTTTTCTGCGTTTTTAACTACAGCCTTGAACGCATTATATGAAAAGCACGACAAAACAAACAGTACAACGGTTTCTGAATAAACTGCTTTCACCATTGTTTGTTTCATTTTAATTACTCCCTACTTCTACAACGGCAACTACATTGCTGTTTTTGGCCTTGCATATCTTTCTGACCTTTCGCGCTCGTAGCAGGGCCTTTCCCTTGCTCTTGTACAGTTTTGCGTCGGAAAGGTTAGAAACGCTAATACCGTAATGAATAGTTTGTATTGGATAGCGGAGCATGGCTCGCAAGTTAAATCGAGTGTAAAACCAAGCTTTCCCGCGTGTGTCTATTCTCTTTATTACATAGGCTTTATTCATGTTCTACGCTCCTTTTATTTGCGCAATTCCGCTGCGCAGGCTAAAAGGCATTTATCGCATTTGACAGCGCGTGCGGTGCCGTCGTTTGTATAAAAGCAATGGATTCCATAAATTTTGCATACTGCACAATCTCCGCCTCTTTCGCTGTGCCTGCAATTATTGCAAAACATTCCTGCTGGTACGGTGATTTCATCTTTAATTTTCATTGTGATTCCTCCTTGCACAATCCGGGCAAAGGGTAACGCCTGTCTTGTCACTCCAACCTTGACGCTTAAAGTATTTACTCGGCGTGTCATTGCCTTTCCATTCTTCGTTAGCGGTGTAAATGCATTCGTAGATTCCGCATTCATCGCATTTTGCCGTATATTCAGATTCTTTATGGTATTTAATCGCCATTGTTGGCCTCCTGCTCCTTCAGCGCTGACTCGGCTTTCTCGCGGGTAAGAAAAACAGTTTTTCCGATATTGTAATCGTGAAACGCCCTCGTTTCTGTTCTTATGGTAATCCCGCCGCAATCTATTTCTATTTTTCTTACGCTTTGCCTTTCTGGTTCGGAATAAAACGAAAAATTTGATTTTATGAAATACACATCATCCCCAACATCACACAGAATTTCCACAATTCGCCTTTCTTCCTCGCCGTCTCTTGTTAGATACTTTTGCCTAGAGTTTGATGGTGCTGTTACTTCTTCTGGCGTTAAGCCCGTTTCTTCGTACTCTTCCAGCCATGCAAGGGCGTTGTATATCGTGTCGTTAATGCAGCCCATTACCCTGTCGCCATACACTGTCAAGCATCCGTCTTTGTCTCTGCCTGTTATTCTATCCATAAGCTTTCATCCTTTCATTTCAAAGATTTCCCACAGAAGGGGCAGAATTCCCGGGTTAACGTTAATCCCGGCCTCACTTTTGCCAGCGGAATCTTTGAGCCGCAGCAATCGCATTTTACTTCAACGCCGTCTTTTGTTTGATATTTTTGCTTAGAGTTTGTGCTATCGTGTGAAGCAGATACACAGGACATTCGTGGTTGCTAAATGCGCACTCGCCTACCGCTGCACATAGTTCACAATCGTCCAGTTCGGATAAATCACAACCGTGTTGTCGGCATTGCTGTCTTATGTAATCCATAAAAGGCTGTTCCATCCCGCGAATTTCAACCCATCCATCTTTATTGACGTGAGTGAGGTTGAGCATGGTTTCCGTGTTGTTTTGCGGGTTATCTGTTGTCAGTCTGTCCATTTTGATTCCTCCGTTTATTTTTTAATTTTTATACCTGTTCCGTTGCAATCTGTGCATGGTTTGTCGTCCATAGCTCCGGCGGCATCAGCGTATCGTGTTATTCCGGTTCCTTCGCACGCCGGACAAAAGACGTTTTTTACCGTATCGTTTATGACTTCGAGCGCCTTTTCAATGTCCTCCAACGATTTGTCGAGCTTTTCTATTTTTTCGCGCGCTTCCTTTTTTAACTGTTGCTTTTGGTTTTGTATTTCGCGCTTGCGTGCGTACAGATTTGATACGGTGTCATTCATGTGGTTTCCCCGTTTCTGCGGCTTCGTATTCTGCTATTGCCGCTTTAACATTGGCAATAGATACCGTCAGTTCATCTCGGCGGTTGTTGCCTGTTTTCCGTCCGAGAGAAAAGACGCCCCCTTTCACATTGATATAGCCCTCATCGACCAAACTTAAATTAGTGCTTTTAGACGTTTGTTGTGTTCGCGTCATTTTAACCACTTTAATCATTGTTTTGCTCTCCTTCTGCGCATACTACCTATAGGTGATGTATGTGCTTTATTTAATCGTTTATAGTTTTAGCCCACTCCGTGAAGAGGATAGCCCGTTTTTTAAAACCTTGTATAGCCTCGGCACTTGCCGCGAGCTTTGTGACGGTGCGGTTTTTATCGATTGCGCTTTTACCGCTGTTGGACTTCGGCGCAGGCTTGTTTGCTATTGCGGCAAACAAGACACCTTATTTATAACAAAAGTATTTGAAGGGCACTGTGGCGGAATGCTACCGACCGAAAGCCTAAAGCGGTTTGTATCGACCCGATGGGCGTTTAATCCGTTCCCGCCACCAGAGTTTAAAGGGTATTATAGCTTTTAAATTCTGCGCGGGTCGTAGTCCTCAAACCGTGGAACGCTTTTAAAGATAAGGCGGCTATTACACCATCTTTGCAAATGCCTAATTTCTTTCGGCGCTGTCTCTTTTTGATAAATCATCACATACGGGTTATATCCCAAATCACTCAGGGTATAGACGCGGTACAAATCCTCTTGTAACGTGCTGTTAAAATTAGTGAGCACATAGACGATTCGGCGGCGATATGTTTTGACTTCGCTGTATTTTGCGAAACGTTCAAAATCCGCGGTTAAGTCCTGTTTTGGGTTATCCCAAGCAAAATGCAACATTTTTGTTTTGACTTGATTTAATAGGTTTATGTTGTCCTTGTTTGCCATCCGAATATCAAGCCCCTGTGTAAAATCAACCGCCGCTTTACTCTGTGCAAGCTGCTGTAATAAACGTTCATGCTCTTTACAGGCTAAAATATTCGGGTCGAGCAGCTTAATAATTTTCTGTCCGCGCCAAAACTCCGATAATTCGGCAACTTGTCGGCTACACCGTCCTTCTTTTTGTCCGACGACACAAAATTCACATCCACGGGGACAACCACGGGTTAAAAATCCGTAGGCTTCCAAAAATTGCGGGTAAAGGCTGTAGTCGGGATAAATATGTTCGATTTCATCCGGCAGGCTGATATTTTTTTGCTTGTCGAATATCTCCTTGCCGTCTTTTACCGTGATTGCATACCCCGTTCCGTTTTTAATGAGATTATCCGCGTTGACCGTGCTCAAATCCTCTATATCCGGTGTAAAACTAAAAACCTTAGACGCATATACAAGGTCATAATGGTTTAGAGGCACAAACATTTCCACGTTGTCCCCGTTTGCTTTGTGATACGCGGAAAGTTTCATCAGCGGAAGGGACGGGAAGTTGTGGCTGTCGCTCCATAATCCTATTTTCATTTCGCGTCGCCCCACCCCTCTAAAATAAGTTGCTGCTGCTCCGCGTCTACCCCGATATAATCCAGCACGTGAGACAAGCCAAGTCCTTTTTTGTTTGGTTTCCACAGTCCGTTGTCGTCGTAATCCCCGCCGTACATGCAATACTCGTATTGCCTCGGGTGGGTAAATTTCATGCGGCGTAAACGGGCGGCTCCGTCCAAGTGTGCACCGTACAGACAAAACATGCAGCCTGTATGTGCTTCGCCTGTTGTGATTAAGCGGCCTGTTTTGCGCTGTATTTTGCGTTTCGGGCTGATTTTGATTTCCTCGACGATTTTACCGTAAACGGAACAGTAAGGTAGTTTATAATCTCTGGTGTATCTGTAAACGTCCTGCGTCGTCCAGATTGACAAGGGCTTGCTCATGGGACGTTTGCCGCCAAATGCGTTACAGCCTGTTTTTAACCATGCATCTTTACGTTGTTGGCTATCTGCCGCCATTGTAGCAATGACGGGCTTTCTTCCGGTTTCGCGCTCGTAGTCCATACAGGGTTTTTCCTTCATCCAGTAACAGCAGCGGTTTGATATTTCAAAGTCCGCGTTTAATAGGTATTTGTGCTTTTTGTACCGCTGCTTGTAATCTGATTTTTCGCCGTTAGGGTTCAGGCCGTCAAGCCTATTTAAATATGATTGCTTTTTATTCTTGCTGTGCCGTGCTCCGTAGATAATTTTTGATACGTCTTTGCTGATAACCGGGTATCCATATTCGCAAAGCACGTCATAAAACCGTTTTGCGGGTTTCAGCGGTTCAAGGCGAATTTTTATACCGTATTTGTCGCGCAGGCAGTCAATGAATTCCGGCACAAATTTGCGTATTTCCGGGAATTCTAAGCCCGTATCAACAAAGACGGCGTATAGCGTTTCGCCGGGATAAACCGCTTTATGCGCCTGTGCAGCAATGTCAAGCATTACGGTACTGTCAAGGCCACCAGAAAACGATACATAGGTTTGACCGCCAAAACGGTCGTGGAACTCCATATATCGAGTTTGCGCAAGCAAAATTTTACGTTCAAGCGGCAAAGCTTGTAATGCCTTTAAATTTTTGGTGGTTTGTTTGTATTCAGCCATCAGACCACCCCGATAACGTTAATTCTTGCTTGCTTCTTTTCCTCGGCGACGTGATATTTCCCGTGTTTTCTATCCGCCGTCGCTGCATATCCGTATATTCCGGGTTTAGGTCAATTAAAATTGCATTGCGCCCGTGTGCTTTTGCTACTACGCCGACCGTACCAGAGCCGCCGAACATATCACAAACTGTTCCACCGCGCGGACAACCCGCAAGTATGCAAGGCTCTATTAGGTCGGGCGGAAATGTTGCAAAGTGTGCGCCACTATAACCGCGAGTGCCAACCGTCCATACGTCGCGTTTGTTTCTCAATCCTGTTTTGTTTGGTTTGTTGCCAACTGACGCTTTTTCCTTTTCTGCAGAGTTTTTAAATGAGCGGTTGTTTGTGTAAACCCCGCCGCCGCGAAAGGTTTTATTATTCCCTTTGCGTTGTCCTGCATTGTTATCAAACCCGACGCATGGTTCCGCGATTGCGTCAGCGTCAAAGTAATATCTTTGTGATTTGGACAGCAAAAATATGCTTTCGTGCGATTTTGTACATCGGTCACGCACACTTTCCGGCATTGGGTTGGGTTTTGCCCATATAATCTCTTGCCGTAAGTACCATCCGTCTGCTCGAAGTGCAAAAGCAAGCATCCACGGTATGCCGATTAAGTTTTTCGGCTTGTAAATATTCCCCGTTGTCGTTGGAGTTAAATTGCCCTCTACGCTTCCTCTGCTTGTGAATTGCTTTGCTTTTGCAGATTTTCTATTAAAGGTTCCGTCCGCATTGCGGCCTTTTCCACTGCCAGCATAACTGTCCGCAATATTAATCCAAAGCGTACCGTCGTCGCGCAGAACGCGGCGGGCTTCGTGGAATGTCTCAACGAGCTTGTGTATGTATTCTTCTGGCGTGCGCTCTAAACCGATTTGACCGTCCACGCCGTAATCACGCAAATTGTAATACGGCGGCGACGTTACAAAGCAATTAACGCTCTGGTCGGGTAAGGCTTTAAGCTGTTCGAGCGCGTCACCTGTGAGTATTTGTATCATTTATACTCCCCCTTACGGCGTGCGCCCGAACTTATATTTGGTTGATAAGTCGGTGTTTTTCCGTCCGGGGCGGTTTTCCCAGCTTCCGTTCGCGGATTTTGTTTCGCTTATTTTGAACCATCCGTCCGCGATATATACCGTCCCTTTGTGCCTCTCGGCGGTGGACGAATAGGCTATAATTCCATGTATCTGCGGATAATGCTTGCGGATATGCTTGCGCGCCATTGCAAGGGCTTTGCTCTCCGCGCAATGCTCTGTATCATCCACAAAATACATGCGGGTCAATTCCAGCAGATGCTCCTTATCAAGCTTTGGAGCAGTAGGTATTCCCCACAGCATACCGCCGATTCGTTCCCCGTCATCATCTACAAATTCCATGCGGATTTTGGCGGCTGGCGGGAGCGTGTGGAGATAGTGATGCTCTTTAATCCATTGGTCTAATTCGGTTGTATGCAAAATGTTTAATTTCAATTTTTCTGCCTCCTGTAAATCAAGAGACAATGCGCATTGTCTACTCCCTGTTAGCTACGCAGGGAGGATTAAAATCTTATCTTAAACGTTTCTTTAATATATTCCTGCTGTTCATCTGGCAACGCTCGAAGACGTGACTTAGTGGCTTCCCGCTCCTTGTCAAACTGCGCCTTTGTCTTATAAAATTTGCACCCTTTACAGCGCTTTTCTACCAGTCCCCGGCACTGTCTGCCGTTGTCCATAGCGCATTGTTTATCGGCCTTTTCTTTGTATTTTTCACAGTAATTTTCAGCAGTTACTTCTTCCCTAAAAAATTCAGAATTCGGGCAGTTGCAAGAAAACCTACTGTTTAACGCCAATTTGATAGCGTACATACAAGTTTCGCACATTGTATACCCTCCTAAAATTCAGCGTACTCGGATGCGGCAATTTCCTTCGGTGCTGTTTCGTGGTAGAGGCATGATTCCAGCGTGTTTTTCACAAAAACCTCTGGTGTGCTCTCATCTTTGCAATAGGCAATGGTTGACGCCGCTGTCCAAGCTCCCGCCATATCAGGCTTCTGTCCGCGCTGACCTTCAAGGTATTTCTTAAAATTGTACAGGTCATCGTATACCATAGGGATTCCGATGCTCTTTACCATCCCCATAGCACGCTTTACGTCGCCGTACAGCTTTTCATCTGCTTCAGTCATTGTCTCTCCTTCTTTCTCATGTAAACGTCAACCCAACGTTCAAATTCGTGCCGCTGTTCGTCTGAAATCGGTTCATTTCTCGGAATTTTTTTCCACGCCTTGAACCGCTCGTACAGGCCGCTTATTTCGGGTTCGTTGACGTTGTAACGGTAGCCGTATGTATTAAGTTTCTTTGATTTTGATTCCATATCGGTATAGCATCAGCTTTCGCTTGATTTTGTAAACATCGGTTTTCATGCCCTTTGTGTCCTCTACAACCTTTTTCCCGTTCTGCTCGTATACAAAATCGGCTTTGTAGGTACAGGCGCGTTCTCCGTTTTGTTTTGGGATTAGCTCAAAAGGCACTTGTAACTGTAAGCCCGAAATGATTCCTGCGCGTTCGAGCATTCGCAGTTCCTTATACCGTGCTGCTTCCTTTTTGCTGTCAAAAGAAATCCCGTCTACAACGACCCTTTTGTTCCTGTACTTGTTCATCCAGGCAACCTCCTTTGATTTTGCTCATATCCGCTCAACATTCTGTTAATGCGCTCTGCTCTTTCCCTTTCTTCCGATGTTGAATCGCTAAACATCTCCGTTATGATTTCAAGAGCGTTGAGGTGAATGTTGTGCAGCTCGTCGTTTATCTCGCTGATAGCTGGCGCAAAGGAGCTTTTCGCAATATGCCTGTTCACGGCCTCGAAAACCAGTTCAGCGGGAATTTTAGAAAAATGCGATTGCCATAATGAAATAGTGATTTTTGCGTCGCTGTCCTGCATGTTTTTGTATTGTGACGGATAAGCGCATTTAATAATCGCCAACAGCTTCGCCGCTTCTTTTTTATCCATCGTCGTCCTCCAAAGCGTATTTCATAAACAGGTTTGTATCGTGCCCTTTTGTACCGTCATTGCTGCCGTTGTCGTAATTCCCTTCAAGTATTTTCACGGCATTATCATGGCTAATAACCCAATCAAAAGTACAAGGGATTTCCTTCTTCCCACTTCTCCCTGTCAAAAAGTCTGACGCTTGCACGCGCTCGAAAAAACTTACAAAGTCTCCATTCAAAAGTTCGTGGACTATCAAAATATTCTTCTTGCGTACATTGGTCAGCTCGCTCGCTGAAGGAAGGTCAACACAAATTGCATTAAATAGTTTGATAACGTCAGATGCAG